ATGGCAATCGGGACACTGACTACCGCATTACACACCTTCGTGAGAGGTTTGAAGAGCAAGAGCACTCTATGCTCGAGCTTACCAACGAGATGGCTACGATTAGGGAGACAATGGTCAACACTGAGAAGTTTACCCCTCTACTGCGCCGCATCAAGTCCATGGAGTCAAGCCTTACCGAGATCAAGGAGGGCGGCGTAGGGGACCCAGACGTAAGCAAGAAGCTTCGCCATGCAACACGGGAGAAGGACTCCCTTCTAGAGGAGAAGGAGGAGCTTCTACAGCGCCTTCGCCAGAGCGAGAAGTCGGCCACCAAGTTTCAAGCCGAACTGGCGCGTAAGGACGAGCAGCTTGCTCAAATCACGGCCGAGCATAAGCAAGCCTTGGCCAAGAAGGAGGAGCAACACAAGCGTCGCTCGGCGGCCGCTGAGGAGGCATGGCGCAAGCGCCGTGAAGGGACTCGCCTTCAGGTCACTGAGCAGCCTAACCACGTAGACCCCATTGAAGACTTTGAGGAGCCCGTGGCTTCTTCGTCTTCCTCGGCGCCCTCGGCGCCCTCGGCGGCCTCGGCGCCCTTGGCGCGCCCCCCGCTCAAGGTTCAAGTACCAGTCATGAACGTAGGCCAGGGCCCAGGCGTTGAGTATGGCCCTGGCCTTCAGCGCCCTGTTACCTGGGGTCTCGCCCCGGATGGCAAGGCCACAATCAAGACCGCAGTGAAGCGCCCTATGACGTACGACACGTCGGATGGCTCAAGTGAAGAGTTCAGTGAGGACGAAGACGAGACTAAGAAGGCTTGGTCTAAGAAGTCTAACTCTAAGAAGGTCAAGAAGGACTTAGACTCAGAGTAAAGTCTTCGCAGGGGGTACGGAGAAAGGGGGTTCGGAGGGGATACAAAGAGTTGCAACGTTAATCCTTTGCAGTAAACATAAACACAATCAATGCCGCTCCGTTCTGGGACAAGACCAAAGGAACCAATTCCCCAGTAAACTTGTTACGCCAAGAAAGCTTGTAGGAAAAGTACTTGAGATCGGTACTCTGTGAAAGGAAAATGAGCCTTGGATTTTGTGGCTCGTAGATTACTGTCCCTTCAGCAGGTACGCCTGCGATAAGGATCTCGGCAATAATCATGCGTGCTTCGCCATAGGCCGGCTGGGTTAGACCAGCGACAATGGGTTGAGAGACTGGAAGATGGGCTGCGTCTACAGGGATCGTTTGGCCTTCAATCACAATGCTTTGAACGGGGTTCCACCCAGCATACCGGCTCGTTTCAGACGAAGTAAAGGTCCAGAAGTAGACAGTCGAATCAGAGTTACGTAGGGCTTGCACTGAGGTTACAGGTGTGTAATCGTTTCCAATAATCCTAGATGACAAGTACCTTCTTGAACCGCCCTGGTACCCGTCAGGTTCACTTGATTGAATCGTAGCATCATTCCACCCAGCAGGCATAGGCGGTAGAATTGACGATGAAGGATCCACAACAAAATTGTAAAGCCAGTACGCACTTTGAACCGCTGTAATGGGGTCAGTGTACTGCTTACAAAGGGTGGGAAAGCCCCTAAATTGGTCTCGAAAGGCAGTGTTGCTTTCAAAGACAACAAACTCATCATAAATACGGTTGGTATTAAAGGACCTTGCGTCAGACTGAAGGCACCCCCACGAATCACGCGCATAAGCCCTTAGATAGTCTGTTGGCTTACCGCTATCGTACGTACCAAAGCCATAGGTATCACATTTGAGTTCAAACACGTCTCCTTCAAGTCCGGGACTTGTGTTGAGAGTCATCACTGGAGGCGCTGTTCCAATGACGGGTGTTGGCTTAAGCTTATTAAAGTTATTGGCTTCGCCCTCACCACCAACAAGAATCATCCTGGGACTAAGGTTATCACTTTCAAATTGAAAGGTAGGAGGGGTAACTCCAGTGTACGAAGGCGTATAGACTCGCACACTGCCGTTATACGTCAAAAGCTCGCCGGCAATGTAAGTAGCCCCTTCAATTGCCGAGGAGTACAGGAAAGGGCCGCAGTAAAGCCAGTATTCAGTGTTTTTGAATGGGATTGGTTCTTGAGGTTCAGCGCTATTTGTCGTTGTGTTTGCAATATAGAGGTTTCGAATGGGTGAAGCTGGGTCCTTGTTCACAAAGGTGACAGGGGAGCCGGCGGTATACGTCTGACCGCTATTCCATTCAGAGATTGCTGCAATTGCTTCCTTAGGGGCGCTAGAAGAGTTAAAGTAAGCCATGCAATAGAGTTGCGCGCTTAGACTTAGATCAGTAATTGCGTTGATGGGTGTTTGCAGGAGAAGGCGGGTCATAACGATAGAAGGCAGCTCCCCCGTTTCAAACTCATCGTCGTATGAGTTCTCAAAACACGAAGAGATGGCTGGGTTTACCACATCTGTGAGGTAAGAAGTCGTTCCATACCCATAGTAATACGGGCTTCCAGGCTTTGGGTTTTTTGAACTAACAAATTCGTCCATTGGTTTCCAAATAAGATTCTGGTACGATCCAAGAGCAAGACGAGAAACAAAGGCCGGCGCAATAGGCCTATTAGCATAATAAAATTCAGTTCCATCGTTGTAAGTGACTTGGCCCATAGTAAAGATTGTATCGGGAATAAACCCAAGCACCCAAGCACTTGCAAGGTAATCATCTCTGGAAGGCTTCTCATCAACAAAAGGTGACTTCATTGAACGTGGCGCCAACGTGATAGTTCCTTTGTCTGTTTGGGCAACAGTCGAGTACGTCATGGTGGGGTAAAAGTCAAAGCATGGAACGGCTTGGTACGTTGGTCCAGAACCATTATCATCACGCACATTTCGGAAGGCAAGTGTTAAATAAGTATCTGCATTTCTATAGCCAGAATTAAAAACCGGCATTGATGTCCCAGGAACCTGAGTTCGGATTGATTCAAACGATACAAGTGGAGACCCAGTGTTAAGCGATGTTGAAGCACTCTTGTTGTAAACATAGCATCTACACGTAAAAGACAATTGCTGCTGCCCTGTTAGAACTAAGGCGGCCTGTGCTAGAAGTTTCTTTTGCGTGACCGTAGTTCCCACCTGCTTATACGTAGTAGCAGGGATATTGCTTTGGATTGGATAGAATCCATTAAAGGAGGCCTGTAAAGCGGCTAGGATTTCCGGAGCAATTGGCTGGCCTGGAGGAACAGCTATTTGCAAATCACTGAGCAGGAGCTGGTCAGGTTTTATGGCAAGTTCCGCGAAAAAATTATTAAAGTCACAAATCCAAGTGTCTCCGTAGACTGATGGGCGGTAGACAAGCTCTAGATCAAGTCGATCAGGTACTGGAGGGGAAGTGCAATAGGTCCAGGGCGCAAAGGCTCGATCAATAGCCCGCTGAAACGACGCCAGAAAAAGTCCACATTTGATGTTAAAGGAGTACTGTCCAGTCCAATAGGATGAGTTTGGGTTATTCTCAATCCAGGCCTCAAGTACGCCTGAAACGGCTGGGTTATAATATTGTGTTGACGAGTCTACAGAAACCACTGCTCCGCCACTTGAAGACATTGAATATTTAATGGGAAGAGAGGACCCGCCACATGTAATGAAAGAGTCGTTAACATCAGCTCCAATATAGGCACCATCTTGAGTCGAAGGAAACAAGGACCCAGCCCAGAAAAGCTCGCATCCCACCAACGCAGAAAGCTGGTTAGGATTCGTGGACGTAGTGTCTACCTGCGCAATGTAGGAAGGGAGTGCCTTGGTATCTACAGAGGCCCGTTCGACGGCCACCTGATATGCACTGGTACGGGGAAGGATGTTTGTGGTACGCATCTCTTCAAAGAGGGCAATCTGGCCGTGTTCACCCTCATCTTCAGTGTCCTTACAGGTCAAATACGTTGTATAGTAACGTGGTTCACCCCGTGGCACGAGTCCCGCTGAGATTTGCTGAGAGCCGAGGTCGCCCCCCGACATCTCACCACCCCTCATGCGTTTCATCATAGTGCCTACTTTTTAAGACGTTTAAAGGTTTCTTGACACACAATAAGGTCCGGATCGCCTTCTGCGATAAGATTTTTAGAGTAAGTAGAATTGGGTAAGTCCAAATTCCAACCACGTACGACTACGTGTCGGCCGCACGTAGCTACTGAACCTTTTTGCAATCGTTTTGAGTTGTAGGTGACAGGCCCAGTGTGGGTCTTAAGGAGTTCAGTAACAAGGGGTCTTACCTCGTCAAGCGCGATCCTTTGCTTGGCACTGAGCCACGCCCGCTCGCCGTCCGGCTTGATCCCGTAGGAGTCAAAGTACTCGATCTCATCGCCCCTTCGAACAAGCCCGGTCCAGTGACCTTTGTTTTCTGACTCTGTTAGGAATAGGATAACGGCAATCCCGTCTTTAGGCAATAAGGTTTGAAGCGTTTCTTTTTGTAAATCTGGATAGGGCAAAATCCTAACATTTCCTAGCAACTGTCTTATGTCATCTTCGCTAAGTTCATAATCAGCCACCTTCTTAAAGTCAAAGCCTTCCATTCCACCTTCAAGGTCTGAAGAAGCCATTGAAACGTAACAATGCCTAAGCGTTCGTCCGTAAAGATTATCGGAAGTAAAGCACAGGTCTTTCACGGGAATGCAACTCACACTTCAGGTGGACTCAAAAAGTCTGACTTAGTGAAGAACAAGCATGGTCGTATTGTCTCGCGAAAGAAGCAAGCGGCCGGTCTTAAATCGATTCACTTTTTGATTGACGCTGGTTACGAGCCGGTGAAGGGCAAGTTTGGTCACTCGGGAAAGAAGGGAGGTAAGGCAAAGGAGGAGACGACTGAGGGGGCTGAGGCCGAGGCTAAGACTGAGCCTATGGAGGAGGGTGAGGTCAAGGTAGAGGAGGCAAAGGAGTCAAAGTAATTACGTTTCACCCTTACGCCTACGCGAAGCTTCCTTTGCAGCCATAGCAATCGTTACTAGGGGATCCTTCTCGCGTAGCTCACGAAACACTTTCTGGATCAATAGACTCCACTCGGACACCTTACGCTTGGGCTTCTCACCGCCCGCCATTGCCTTCCGTGCAAGGTCCATCTTTTCTGAGGGACCGGTCTCTCCCTCTGCGATTGTCTTTCGCGCAAGGGCCATCTTCTCATTGGCGGCGTTGTCCTCCTCTGAAGCTACCTTTTGCGCAAGGTCTTCGGCGAGGTTGCCTCCGGCCATGGCGGCTGCCGGGGGCGGTTCCATGAGGACGCCGCCCCCGACAAGTGTCCCGGCCTGGATTGGCGGCGGGGTCTGCATAATCACGCCTCCTCCGACCATGGTGAGAGCGCCTCCCACGGCAGGGCCAGGAACTGCAGGAACTGGACCGGGCAGTGCCTCGGCGGGCGCTTCGATCGGCGCCTCGGCGGGGGCGGCGACCGCGTCGACTGCCGACCCTGGGACATTAAGGTACTGGTCTTCGCTAGGCGGTGCGGCTGCTGGTCCCGTCTCAAGCACGACCTGACGATCGCTCGAATCCATAAGCGCCTCCTTTGTGGTGGCTTCCCAGGCGTCTTGACCGACCTGGAATGGGTCAAAGGGCAAGTTACGCTCGGTCAAGTCCATCGCAGTCGTGAGTGCAAGGGCAAGCGCCTTTCCAAGTAGTTGAGCATCGTCCTCAGGCAAATCGCCTGGCTCTACACCACCATACAGGAGCGGCATAGCCTCGCCGAACCCATCAGGGATACGAGCCTGTAGACCCCTGTGTTTCATAGACGAAAGGATGTCTGTCTTATTCTGGGCAACACCTCCCTCCTCGTCCATGCACTCGCTATCGCTGTCAAGCTCTTCGGCCATGTTCATCTTTGAACGCTTGATTCGTTTCTGCGCGCGGACCTCCTCCTTCGTGAGGTCACCGCGCTCGTACCGCTTTCCTCCAACAGGTGGAGGGGGCGCGGATGCAGTTGGGGGCGGCGCAGCTGGGGACGGCGCAGCGGTGGCGTTGGCTGGCTCGGCAGCAGGCTCGGCTGGCATATCAGTAGGGGGTGGGACTGGCTGCATGTCATAGCGCTTTCGTAGATCATGCTCCAGAGCAGCGCGTGTAAAGTCCTTAATGTCTGGCGCCAAGTGCCGAGCCGCCTCAAGTTCACCAGCATTAATCGCGGACTGAAGGGTAATATTCTTTCGCATTGCACCATAGCTCGCATACATGGACTGAATGGTATTCGTTGCAAGGTCAAAGACGCCTGCTATAAGTCCATTCGACAGGTTTATGTTACTCCCAGCCAAGAATTTAACGACCGCGTGAACGCTGTAGTAACCAGTCACAGTACGAAGAAAATGAGAGCCATAGGGAAGCAATGCCTGACCTGTAGCACCCAGAATAGCAGCTGGAACATACCCTATACCCTGAGCCATCAGCTTAGAGAATGGAGTCATGATTTGATTAGCCGCAGTATAGTCCGCAGTATCGGGTCCTCCATTGGCGGCAAGCATTCCCGTAAGCCCGCCAACTGTAAGCCCTGCAGCTGCAAGAGCACCAGTCGCTTTACCCATAAGAGAGCCTGACGCTGAGACTGACCTCGATTTGGCCTTAACCTCGTCCACAACGTCGTTAGCGCTCTTAGCCTTTGAGGGTAGTGTCATAGGGACAGTATTAGCAGCTGCAGTTTCCTGGGCCCTCAATGCCTTATGCGTTGCGCGTGCGACTCGTTCAATTGCAGGCCTGTCCATCTTTACCTTTGCGTTCGCAATAGCAGTCGAAATGGCTTCAATCTCTTGCTCGGTAAGTGGTGCCTCCTCGGTCTCAGCGCCCTCTTCAAGAGCAAGGGCGGCGGCAGCAGAGGCACGGCGCCTTGGCGGCATACCACCCTCCAACTCACCCATACCGCCCCTCTTTTCTCCTTCACGATGCCTTTGCTCTTTAAGACGCAAAATAGGCTCGCGGTTAAGGAATGCATTGAACATAGGCGAAGTATTCTCGCCATAGTAATCACTACCTGGGTGTTTGTAGCCATGCTTACTGTTTTCCTTACGATACTCGGCCAGCTGTCTAAATCCCGAAACAAAAGACGGAGCCTTCAGTTCAGCGGCTAGTGTTCCAGCCCGTTCCAGTTCATTATAACGCCTCTCAAAGGCATGAAGCTGGTTCTCGTCCATTGCATTAAGTTCTCCAAGGGTTGCGTGGAAAAGGTTAGCTGGAATCTTAGCAATATCCTTTCCACTAAAGTGTAGGATATCACCAGGCACGTGACCAGGCTGCTTTCCCTTAAAGTTCTGGTCTTCAGTAGGGGGCAGCTTAACAGGCGGACCAGGAACCTTACTGGGAGCCTTACTAGGCGGCACGGGTGCAGGCGCCGGTGCTGGCGCAGGCACGGGCGCTGGCGCTGTTGGCTTTGGTGCAGTGGGTTTGGGGGGAACAGCAACTGGAACAGGGGCTGGCGCGGGTGCTGGAGCAGGTACTGCAGGCTTCGGAGGCGCTGCAGGTGGAATTGGGGCAACAGGAGCAGCAGGGGCGGGGGCGGCGGGGGCGGCAGGGACGGCGGGGGCGGCGGGAGCGGGAGCGACCGGCGTAGCAGACTTTGGCGGAACAGCAGCAAGTTCGTCTGCAAGCTTCGTTGTCTCAGCAGTGGGTGTGATTTTCTCTGCAAGCTTAGAATCTGCATCTGTTTCTGTAGTCGTAGTGACGCCAGAGGTCGTGACGCTTGCGGCCTGCCGTGTCTGCGGCTGGATGGGCGCGCTCGCCGGTCCAATCCCAACAACGTCTGGTGTTGAATACGCAGGCCCAAAGGCACGAAGCGAAGGGTTGTTCTTAACTTGTTCCCAAAGACTCTGCATAGACGACTGAACAACGTCAACCTTTGTATTCGTACGCGACCCAACACGCAAGAAAGAGGCAACGGCCTGTCGAGTAGCCTCCCGTTCCTCAATATCAGTTGAGGAAGTGCTAATACCAGCAAAGGCTTGCTCGATTTGCTTACACTCTTCCTTAAAGACCTCGATATTGTTGAGTTGCTCTGGTGTAGGAATCTCATCACTATTGGGCAAGTACGTTGGGTCGTCAAGCTTAGTTCTAAGTTCGTGCAGTTTCTTAACCACGGCGGCTGCGCTGTTTGTGCTCGTAAACTTGCGGATATCAGGGATCTTGACTCCAGCTTGGAGGTCCTTCAAACGCTGAATACGCGAATCGTGAGCAACGCCCCTGATTTGAGACACAAAGGCCTCGTCAGCGGCACTCATAAGCCCCTGACCTTGATGCCATTCCTGGTAATTAAGCTTAGCGCCTTCGACGTTATCAGTCCCCACAATTGCTTCATTCGTGTAATGGGTGTTTGTCCATTTCTCAAAAGTAGGGTCTACGTACCGAGGGAGGTGAAGCTGTCCTGGCCGCGTAGTTTCAAAAATAGTACTCTTAGCATGAAACGAAACAGGCTTTCCAATACTCCTAGCATTAGCGATAGCATACCAATGCGCAGTCGATCGTTCGTACACATTTATGTTATTTTCAACGCGTTCCACAACCTCGTGATAATCGAGATTCGAACGACTCTCGTTAAAATACGGATTTAGGCCCATGTCGACTGACACAGGGTCGATAAAGTAAAATGAATTTTGATATGCTCCCGGATCACATAACTACTCTCTTTCTCTCAGTGGTCATTTCCATTTTCCTTATACTCGCCGCTGAGTTCTCTAAGGCATGCTTTGCTACAGTCGGCCCATCCCATCAAGAGCAGAATGCTTCAGAGCTTAACCACACACAAAACTGCGTCCTTTGCAGGGGACTTATGTGCCCTTACTGTGACTTCCCAGTCACGGGGCCTCGGGTTGACGAGGTCCTATCCGAGATTTCCCGCGACTCTGACTCATCCTACGAGCTCGAGGACCCGGACCTCGCGGATAGCAATGCAGAGGAGAACATTGCACCCGATAGTATCTGGGTCCGTGCTCGGCGCAACCGCCTCCGGCGGGTCCCATGCAACTCGATTGAGTCCGAGGTCAATTCAGTAGTGTGTGAAAATTCAACGAATCATGTGTTGAACTAATCCTTTTCCCTTTCACTTCCCGAATCCGACTCCTTTTCACTCTCCTCCTTTGCCTTCTTTTCCTTCTCATTAAAGAGGCCGCTTGGCTTGCGTTTCTTACTTTCTCGTTCAATCCGGTCCTCGTGGAGCAAATAGGCGCCGTTCTCGTGCAACACGACTGGTGGAAACGAAGTACGAAGGCATACCCAGCGAGAGGGGACATTGCGCATCTTTCGGATTTCACGGCCGTCAGCACCTGCGTAGGACCCGAGTAAAGTGTTCAGCTGTTTAAGGCTTGCCCCATTAGGAAACACGCAGAATTGATTGCTTTCACCAAGCCAGAGGCGGGTGCGCTTATAATCGGTCAAGAGATGGGAACAGTTCAGAATCGAGGCGGCCGCGTGACGCCCAGTCGTAGCAATCATGTCTACAACGCGTTGTATAGCGTGAAAGACTTCCTTATTCGATCGTTCAAACCCTTCAATATCATCCAACACCAGAAGACTTTCCTTAAAGTAATCAAGCTCGGGCGGGTCATCGACCCACATTTCTGGGTCGATACGTTCAGCCCCCTTTGCATCGTCAATCGTTACGTCCTCTTTAAGGTACGAAACAAGGCGGATAGGACGCTTAGGAAACAGGCGTTCATACCGTTTAATAAAATTTTTAGCAATGTAAGACTTTCCACTACCACTCTTTCCACCAACCATGATTACATCGCGTCCTTTAGGGTCGTGCGTAGGCTCTAAAGAAAACTTTTCACCCTTGTTAAGAGTTAAAGGTCCACTTGAAGCCGAATCTGGGTCTAGGACCAGTATATCGCCATCTCTGGAACCCGCCCCGTAAATCACAGCCAAAGCAGTCTGCGTAGATCCTTTTTTAACCTTTCCTGACACGATAGAGAGCATTGTAAGCTGATTTTCACACTACTTAGTCTGACTCTTGCTCTGCCGACAGTTCGTATAGACAGCCGCCTGGCATCATGTGAGACTTCTGATCTGGGGCGTCCTCGCGGCAACCCTGGCAAAGGATGCGGCGGGGCTGCTCTTCGACGACCTTGGACGTGGCAGAGAATGCCGAGCTTTCCGAGCGGGACAGCTTAGCGCGCTTGGGAGCCGAGGGCGCTGGCACGTCGACGCGACGGCGCTCAGGCGAGACGGCAACAGGGGCCGCATGCACGGAGCGAGTGGGCGCCGAGACAATCTCAGGAGGCTCCTCAGCCTCGTTGGCAATGATGAATCCCTCCGGAAGCAGGGCCGTAGGCTCTACATTCTCAAAGATGACCTCACGGGCGCGCAGGCAGCACGACATGGCGCCGTTCACCAGAGCAAAGTGGCTCACAGTGAACTTAAGGCTATGAATGAGGCCCTGGCGCAGGTCACCCGGCCCAACAAAGCGCATCTTGGGCTCGCCAATCGCAATGGCGCCGCGACGACGGAGCAGCGTTGCAACTGTCTTGGCACCCGAAGGCGTCGTGCCGGTCACCATGCAGAACCGAGTTGCGTTGGGTGGAAGGGACTCAATTTGGTCGCTGTATACCACATTTGAAGTGTACGACCCCGTCTGGGTTTCCTTGGTGTCAAAGGAGTAGACTTCAGCTCCACGACCCGCAACGCGGAAGCGAAGCAGTGTAGAGTAGTTGGGCGTGCCATCGGCGTTGTACCGCGCAAGAGGCTTTGGGTGCTTCAGTGCAATGGCCGTACGGTCCTTACGAATGAATTCGGCGTCCTTGGTAGAGAAAAGCTTATCAGCGTTCTCGATTGCATGCTCCTGCAGCTCGAGGTCAAGACCGTGCATTGACTTCCAGATGGCCGGGGTCATCTTCACAGCAAAGGATAGGTTTCCACGGCCCTTGCCGAGCACATCGGCCACTGTAGCGCATTCCAGCGGCATGGCCACTGGGTAGCACTCGAGAGGCGCATCGCCCTTACTAATGAGTTCAATGGAATTCACTCCACCTAGGATGTTAATCAGGCCAGTCGTATCGCCTTTCTTGGCAGGCTGGAACTGGATGACCTTCTTCCACTCGTCCTTGCTTGGTAGCTTGTGCGACATCCTACGTAGTACGACGGGATTTTTATGTGTAGTCTCGTGTAATCACACTTTTATTTTTTTTATTCAAGCCTCGGAATCCTCCTCGTCCTCGTCGACCTCCCCCCTCTGGCGCTTCCGAGCCAAAGCGGCCGCCTCCCTGTTTCGTCGTCGTCGCTCTGCACAGACTTCACACTTGGTATTAATCTGCTGTACTTGACGCCGCCCCTCTTCCAATCCTTGCTTATACGCGATGGAAAAAAATGACTCGTGTAAAATCTTGATGACATCAGTCTGCTTCATTTCATAAAGACTCTCAGTGTTGGTGATTAGTTGAAGCAAATCAGCGGTTTTCTTAGCACGCTCTACAACCTTAGCCGGGTCGGTCGGATTTGGACTGGCAAGTAATACTTGGAGGTCCTCTTTGTATCCGTCTAGTAAGCTCTGCTCAAGTTTACGTTGCTCTTCTTCCCATGTTACAATCTTTCCACCGACCCAGTGCCCGGCCATCTTTTTTTCCTAAAAATAAAAAAACTCAAATTGGCCCAATAATTAAATGAGCGTCAGTCGATCGACGGCTGATAGAGCCGTTAGCAAATCTAGGGCGTATCTCTTTAACATAGGTCTGGACCCACATTTCGATGACGATGACCTATCTAGGACTGCTGACTGGACTCCGGATCCTTGTCCTGAACTCCTTGGGAATACTTACTCGTGTGGATACGTATCACGGCGAGTCGAAGGTGATACCCAGGCCGTGTCGTTTCGGGGCTACGCCGAGTTTCGATCACAGCTTTCGGTTGGCCAAGTAACTGCATGGCTAGGCCCTAAAGCTAAGCTGACGCCGGTTCAACTCAAGGACCGGGATCGATACATTACTGAAATCCGTACTGCAAAGGATAAAGTGGATAGTGACGATCTAATTGCTAAGGCTTGGGAGGTTGGCTCACAGGCTAGGCTTTCTGAACAAGGAAAGCGTAACGACTTCTTTGACATCCGTGATATATTGAAAAAGAATGGCCCGATCGAAGGTCGTAAGATCATCGCCGAGAATTATCCGGGACACTTTATGCGATTTGCTGGTGGTATCGAGCGTCTCGCGAACGTCCTCCAGCCTACGCTTGCGGATACTGATTTTGTGCCACGTATCTGGCAGGAGGCGATCATTACCATTGTCAAGAAACCAGCCCATAACCGATGGATCTGGTGGATCTATGACGATAAGGGTGGTATGGGTAAGAGTCGTTTAACAACGCACTTATGCTCCGAATACAATGCAATCGAACTAAGCGGGCGTTTTCAGGACATTGCCCACGGATACAACTCGCAGCCTATTGTGATCTTTGACATCCCACGAGCTGAAAAGCTTGAGATGTTGTTGGATCTATATAAGGCAGCAGAAGCTTTTAAGAACGGCTCGATCTTTAGTCCTAAGTATGAAAGCTGTCTTAAGCGTTTCACGGTGCCTCATGTGTTTTTCTTCTCGAACCAGCCAGCCCCGGCCGGGGTTTGGAGCGCCGACCGCTTACAGTTTATCCAGCTTAGCACGCCTCCGGGTTTCTCACCTACATCAGTCCCAATTGACCCCTCAATCCAGGAAGATGAAGGCCCCTCTGGCGTTGCGTGGTACCAACAGCTCTCGGCCGAGATTAAGCTGCGTCGTGATGACGAAAGAAAAGCAAAGCATGATAGAGAAGACGGCGTTGAAATCTAATTAAACCCCCTTAAACATTTTCTGATAAGCCCGCGCATTAGCCTTTACGGTCTTATGCGGTCCCCATAGAATGTGATACGAAAGATACCCGGCTCTGCGCGGATCTTTAGTTTGTAGATCCTTTCTATGGCGATTCCTATACAGATCTCTTTGCCTTTTATCGTGTGTTAGGGTGTAGTCGTCCATTCCTTTCGCCCCAAACTTGGTCCGTGTTCCGTCCTTAAATTCTGCAATCCATTTATGCTTCCCATCTTTAGCGGGCTTAATTTTCATCTAGAAACGAGTACGAAACGGTTGGTAGTATAACAGCTGAAATATGACTATCGTGAGCACACTATTAATCAATGCCTCAGTTACAGGTGGCATGTCACTTTCGAATGTCAAAAGCAAGAGTTATTCTGTCTTCGTCTGAGTTGTTTTCACAAACTCGGTGTTCAAGGTCGGGAGGAAAAAGCAATAACAACCCGCTATGAGGTTCAATCTGAAATACGTCACCTTGATGACGGAATTCTATATTTCCACAGTTAAGGGGCGTCTTTAAATAGAAAACGCCCGTTTGCAACAACTTCTCCTTTCCATGAGCATGCCACGTATGGAAAGCTTTTGGGGGGCTAATATTGAACCAAAACATGTCGACAGGCCTCCCCCCTGAAATGAGACGTATGATATCTTTTGCCCACGGGATCTCGCTGGTATCTTTATACTGAGGACTTTGCCACCCTAAACGGTTGGTACGTTGCTGATTAACACGCGACTGTTGTAGTTTGTAGACATTTTCAACAAAATCCTTAGGAAATGCAAACTCTAGCTTTTGAATTGTATCCATCACGTCAACTGACATCTCATCCTCGGAAGTTGCTTGAGTGAATAGTCCGTTGGTCTCGTTCGTCCTTCCCTCTATAAGGCCACTTCCGAGGATGAGCGCG